AAACAAATCAAAAGAGCATGATGGTATGACTGCAAAAGAGTACTATGATTCATTGTTAAATTATCAAGTTCCTGAAGGCTATAAACCTTTTTGGGAAAGAGAAGGCGGTGACTCTAGAGGAACTGATAATTACCAAAACCAAGTTGCTCAAGGTAAGGCAGACATGCAAGTGCAACAAACTGAAACAAACACGGGAATAAAAAGACCTCAAAATCTTAATAACAACTTTATAGAAAATAATTCTCAGTTTGATGAACAAGAAATAAGAGACATGAAAGCACTTCAAGAAAAAAACCAAAAAAAAGCTGGGCCAGGTACTAGAACTTTATCAGCTAATCTATAATGGAAGATAAAAAAACATTTAAAGAAACTAAAGTAGGGGCTTTTCTGGCTAGTAAAGCTCCTAAAGTTTTAAATGCTATAGGAGATATATTACCTAACCAAGGAACTCTTGGTGTAGTAAAAAATATTATATCAAGTGATAATAAGATTAAGGCCGTTGACAAAGAGCAAGCTATGAAGCTTATTGAGCAAGATATAGCTGAAATCAAAGAGGTGTCTAGCAGGTGGAGATCTGATATGAAGTCAGATTCATGGCTTAGTAAAAACACTAGACCTCTAGCTTTAATATTTTTAACAGCATCTGCAGTATTTATGATGGCTGTAGATTCTTTTCACTTACAATTTCAAGTTGACAACGCTTGGATAAATCTATTAAAAACATTACTGGTAACAGTTTATGTAGCATACTTCGGAAGTCGTGGTGCTGAAAAAATAACAAAAATAAATAAATAAAAATGGCACAATTTAACGAATGGAACGAACTAGACGGTGTTGAAGGTAACATGATGGCCGAGCCAAGAGTTTTTGGTCATGACGCTATAGCGCAAACTCCGTATTGGAATTTCACAATATCAGCTGGTGGAACAGGCTATACTAGTGATAGTATTGGCGATACTGTAACTGACGCAGCTACTGGTATTGAAGCTAATATAACTTCACAAAGCGGTGGCGCTGTTACAGGTTTAACTATAGTAACTAAAGGATCTGGAATTATAGCAGGTCAAGAATTAACATTAACTGGAGCAATTCCAGGAAGCGGATTAAAAATAACAATATCTGCAGATTCATTATCATTAATAAATATGCCTCTTCATAGAGGAGTAGTTTTATATAGTGGTAAAGCTACAGCTCAAGATGTAGGTTTAGTTACAGAGTCTGGTAGAAGTATTACATTTAAAAATGTTCAACCCGGTACAGTAGTAGGTCATAAAGCACCTGTTTTAGCTACCGAGTTAACTAGTGGTGACGATATAGTCGCTATTTTCTAAAACAAACAAAAAAAACAACAATTAAATTAAATTAAATAAAATGGCAAAAGTAGCAAGTAATAAAGTAAGTAAAACTGAGTTAAAAAACATTAAAGAAGCTCAGGAAGCATTTGATGGAACAATGTCAAGCATTGGCGCGTTAGAATATAGAAAATCTATGATAATGAAAGCAATGCATGATAACTATAGTAAAGTAGAAGCAATAAAAGCTAAGTTAGAAAAGAAATATGGATCTGTAAATATTAATTTAGAAACAGGTGATATTACTAGACAAGAAAACGATCAAAATAAATTATAATGACTAAGATAATCAGAAAAATAAGTATTGGTTCTGATTATAAGAATGATGCTATGCATTATTCAGTTGGTCAAGAAGTTTATGGTGGACACAATATAACCGATATTCTATTTCAAGATCAAGATCAATCATACAACATTTTTATAACTAAAAATAATGAAGTCTTACCTTGGAAAAAGTTTAATAGTAATATGGCAATATCTGTGGAGTTCGATTTAAAATACTAATGAAAAGCTTATATAGCTTTGTTGTTAAGCCTTTAAGTAAAAGGTACAACAACACTACTAAAGTTGGTGACTCTACTTTAATAGTCAACACTAGTATTGAAAAGCACGAATTTGTTAGTAAAAAAGCTGTAGTTGTTTCGACACCTGCAGCTTATACTACTAGCATCAAAAAAGATGATATTTTATATGTTCATCACAACGTGTTTAGAAGATTTTATGATATGAAAGGTAGAGAAAAAAATAGCTCTACTTATTTTAAAGATGATTTATATTTTGTTTATCCTGAACAAATATATATGTATAATTTAAAATGTCATTTAAACTATTGTTTTGTAAAGCCATTGTTAAATAATGACAAACTACACAACAGAAAAGAACAACCTAATGTTGGTATAATAAAGTATACTAACAACGCCTTAGAAGCCGTAGGAATAACACCTGGCACACTTATTACGTTTACACCTAACTCAGAGTTTGAGTTTATTATTGAAGGTGAACGACTTTATTGTATGAAATCAAATGATATAGCTTTAACGCATGAATACCAAGGAAACGAAAAAGAAAATAATCCAAGCTGGGCAAAAAGCAATTGAGGAGTTAATTAAGGTAGCAAAAGAAAAGATCGTAGACTCAGACGACGATGTAAGCGCTGATAGATTAAAAAATGCTGCCGCTACTAAAAAACTAGCTATAATGGATGCTTTTGAAATATTAACTAAGATAAATGAAGAAGAAGAAATGCTTAGTGAAAAACCAAAAGAAAAAAAAATAGAAAAAAATTTTAAAGGTTTTGCAGAAGGGAGAAGCAAATGAGCTATCAGCAAACTCTTTGGAAAGAAATTAAGGACGTTGTAAATCCTAAAGTATTAGCTAAAAACAATAGATTTAAAAAATGGGAGTATGGCTACAACTCTGATTATGATTTTATAGTAATAAGTAAAACAGGTAAAATTGGACAAATCATTGAAATACAAAATCTCAGGATTGCTTTACCAGCAGCAGATGAACCGTTTAAACGAAGCGAAAAAAAAGCTGAACAACACTGGGAAAAGCAAGAATATCCAAAAGAATTAAGTAGAATTAAAAGTAGGTTTGACTGGGAAGAATATCCATCAGATTTCAAAGAAAAGTGGTATGACTATATCGACGAAGAATTCAAAAGGCGAGAAAATGGTTATTGGTTTTACAATAACGGCGTGGTTAATTACATTACTGGTACTCATTACATGTACCTCCAGTGGTCAAAGATTGATGTTGGAGCACCGGATTATAGAGAAGCAAATAGAATCTTCTTTATATTTTGGGAAGCATGTAAAGCAGATGCAAGATGCTACGGAATGTGCTACCTTAAAAACAGACGATCTGGATTCTCTTTTATGTCAAGCGCAGAGCTTGTCAACCAAGCTACAATATCTTCCGATGCTAGATTTGGAATACTTTCCAAGTCTGGAGCAGATGCCAAGAAAATGTTCACGGATAAAGTTGTACCCATATCAGTTAACTACCCGTTCTTTTTTAAACCCATTCAAGATGGTATGGACAGGCCGAAAACGGAACTTGCATATCGTGTTCCGGCATCAAAACTAACTAGAAGAAAACTTGAGTCGAATGAACAACTCAGAGAATTAGAAGGACTTGATACGACTATTGACTGGAAAAACACAGGTGACAACTCTTATGATGGTGAAAAGCTAAAACTATTAGCTCATGATGAAAGTGGTAAATGGGAAAGACCTGATAATATATTAAACAACTGGAGAGTTACAAAAACTACATTAAGATTAGGATCAAAAATAGTAGGTAAATGTATGATGGGCTCAACTTCAAATGCTTTAGACAAAGGTGGAAATAATTTCAAAAAACTATACTATAATTCAGACGTTACAGAAAGAAATAAAAACGGACAGACAACTTCTGGACTCTATAGCTTGTTCATACCTATGGAGTGGAACTACGAGGGATTCATCGATACTTATGGACTACCTGTCTTCATTATTGGGTCAGATAGAGTCAAAGGAGTTGACACTTTCTACATTACAACAGGCGTTATTGAACACTGGCAAAACGAAGTTGACGGATTAAAAAACGATCAAGATAGTTTAAACGAGTATTACAGGCAGTTTCCAAGAACTGAACAACACGCTTTTCGAGACGAATCTAAACAAAGTCTTTTTAACTTAACAAAAATTTATCAACAGATAGATTATAATGAAGAGTTTAATAATAATTCTACAGTCACTAAAGGTAAATTTATATGGAACAATGGTATAAAAGATACTACAGTTATGTTTGTGCCAAATGAACAAGGTAGATTTTTAATATCTTGGGTTCCACCTAAAAACTTACAAAATCGAGTGATTATAAAAAATGGTGTTAAATACGCTGGCAACGAGCATATTGGCGCTTTTGGCCTTGACAGCTACGATATTAGTGGCACTGTTGATGGCAAAGGGTCTAACGGGTCGCTGCACGGGTTAACTAAATTCTCCATGGAAGATGCGCCACCTAACCATTTCTTTTTAGAATATATATCAAGGCCACAAACAGCTGAAATATTTTTTGAAGATGTATTAATGGCAATGGTTTTTTACGGCATGCCTATATTAGCTGAAAACAATAAACCTAGATTTTTGTATTATTTAAAACGAAGAGGCTATAGAGGTTTTTCTATAAATAGACCAGATAAAACCTGGAACAAGTTATCTGTTACAGAGAAGGAGATAGGTGGAATACCTAATTCAAGTGAAGACATTAAACAGGCTCATGCAGCTGCAATTGAGTCTTACATTGAAGAATACATTGGTCAATTAGGCGATAATCACGGAGATATGTATTTTCAAAAAACATTAGAAGATTGGGCTGTTTTTAATATAAATAATAGAACTAAACATGATGCTACTATAAGCTCTGGTTTAGCTGTTATGGCTTGTAATAAAAACAAATATAAACCTATCCACGAACTTAAACGACAACCTGTCTATCTAGGATTTAAAAGATATGATAATGAAGGTAGTATTTCAAAAATAATAAAATAAATAGATGCAAATTTACACTAATAATAATAGTTCTTTTCCAGATCAGGTGGTACCTGACGCGGAAAAAGCTACTTTAGATTATGGGCTTGCTGTCGGTAGGGCGATTGAAGGTGAATGGTTTAGAAACTATAGAGGAGCTAACTCACCTGGTTATGCAGTTAACTTTAATCAATACCATACTTTAAGACTTTATGCTAGAGGTGAACAGTCTGTACAGAAATATAAAGACGAACTAGCTATAGATGGTGATTTATCATATTTAAACTTAGCCTGGAAGCCAGTTCCTGTAGTTTCAAAATTTGTTGATATTGTAGTTAATGGAATATCTGAAAGAAATTATGAAATAAACGCTTTTGCTCAAGACCCACTATGTGCAAGACAAAGAACAGAATATGCAACTGGGTTATTAACTGATATAAACGCTAAGCAATTTTTGCAAAGCGTAGAAAAAACTTTACAAGTAAACGCTTATAATTCTCCTGATCCTGACAACGCGCCTCAAAACAAGGAAGAATTAGAAGTACATCTTCAAATGAATTTTAAACAATCTGTAGAAGTAGCAGAAGAAGAAGTTATTAATCAAGTTTTAGAAAAAAATAAATTTGACCTAACTAGAAGAAGATTAAGTTATGATTTAACTGTTTTAGGTATAGGTTGTGTAAAAACAAATTGGAATAAAGCCGAAGGTGTTAAAGTAGAATATGTAGATCCGGCAACTTTAGTTTATTCATATACTGAAGATCCAAATTTTGAAGATATATATTATGTTGGAGAAGTAAAGTCAGTTTCTCTTGGAGATTTAAAAATGCAATTTCCAAATATAACTGATGAAGAATTAGAAACAATACAAAAATACCCTGGCAATGCAGAGTATCTTAGAAACTGGAATGGAAGAGGCGATGATTTAACTGTGCAAGTTATGTATTTTGAATACAAAACTTATTCAGACCAAGTTTTTAAGATAAAAAGAAATGAATATGGTTTAGAAAAAGCGCTAGAAAAACCAGACACATTCAATCCTTTGTCTACGCAGTACTTTGAAAGAGTATCTAGGACTATAGAAACATTGTATAGTGGCGCTAAAATACTTGGACATCCAATGATGTTAAAATGGAATTTAGCTCAGAACATGACTAGACCAATGGCTGATACAACTAAAGTTAACATGAATTACCAAATATGTGCACCTAGAATGTACAAAGGTAAAATTGACTCTTTAGTGAATCGTGTAACTGGTTTTGCAGATATGATTCAGTTAACTCATTTAAAAATACAACAAGTATTATCAAGAGTTGTTCCTGATGGTGTTTTTCTAGACGTTGATGGTTTAGCTGAGGTTGATCTTGGCAATGGAACTAACTACAATCCAAGAGAAGCTTTAAATATGTATTTTCAAACTGGTAGTATTGTTGGTAGATCAATGACTCAAGATGGTGATCCTAACAGAGGGAAAATTCCTATACAAGAACTACAGAGCGGATCTGGAAGTCAAAAAATGTCTAACTTAATACAGACTTATCAGTATTATTTACAAATGATAAGAGATGTAACCGGACTTAATGAAGCTAGAGATGCTAGTGCTCCGGCTAAAGATAGCTTGGTAGGTTTACAGAAACTTGCGGCAGCTAACTCTAATGTAGCAACTAGACATATACTACAAGCCCAAATGTTTTTAACATTGAGAGCTTGCGAAAATATATCGTTAAGAGTGGCAGATTCTTTACAGTTTCCACTTACTAGACAGTCTTTGATGAATAGTATATCTACATATAATACTGAAACTCTATCTGAACTAGCAAATTTAAATATGCATGACTTTGGTATATTTTTAAATTTAGAACCTGACGAAGAAGAAAAAGAAAAACTAGAAGAAAATATTCAAATAGCATTAAAGTCTGGCCAAATAAACCTAGAAGACGCTATAGATATAAGAGAAGTTAGAAACATACAATTAGCTAATCAGTTTTTAAAGTTTAGAAGAAAGAAAAAAGCTGAAGCAGATCAAAAAGCACAACAAGCTAATATAGAAGCACAGGCACAGGCTAACCAACAAACAGCTGAAAAAGCCGCTATGTTTGAAGTTCAAAAGCAACAAGCTACAGCTGAAACGCAAGTTCAAGTTGAACAAGCTAAATCTCAGTTTGAAATACAACGTATGGAAATGGAAGCTACTATTAAAAAGCAAATACTAGAAATACAACACAAGTTTAACATGCAGCTTGAGCAAGCTAAAATGCAAAAAGATAGACAAAGAGAAGAACTTATTGAAGATAGAAAAGATAAAAGAACTAGAATATCAGGTACTCAACAGAGTCAAATGATAGATCAAAGAAAAAACAATTTATTACCAAAGGATTTTGAAACAACTAATCCTAACAACACGGGCGATATGGGTGTAGAACCTTTAATGCCGTAACACTATTAATTATTATATTATATTATGTCAGAAACAATCCAAGATAAAGAGGCGCAGCCTTTGACAATCAAAAAACCAAAAAAACTAGGAGAAAACATACCTGGTAAAGAATACAAGGTAGATTTAAACAAGAAACAAGAAGATGCCATTCAAGAACAAAAAACAAATGATAGCGATGTTGTTGTCCAAAAAGACGAAAACAAAGAAAGTAGCGAAAGAGTGGCTGAAGAAGTACGGCCCACCGAAGAAGTAGTAAAATCTCCTATAACAGAAATAGAACATGTAAATAAGGTAGAACATCCAGTAATTGAAGAACCAAAAGCTTTAACTCCTGTTGTACCTGAAAACATCCAAAAGCTTGTTGATTTTATGAAAGAAACTGGAGGAACTGTTCAAGATTATGCTAGATTAAGCACAGACTACTCTGAAGTAGATGACAATACGCTTTTAAAAGAATATTACAAAAATACTAAACCACACCTTAATCAAAAAGAAATTAAGTTCATAATGGAAGATAATTTCAAAATTGACGAAGATGTGGATGAAGAGCGAGATCAAATGAAAAAAAAGCTCGCTTACAAAGAAGAAATTGCTAAAGCTAAACAGTTTTTAGAGGACACTAAAAATAAGTATTACGAAGAAATCAAGTTGAGATCAAACGTAAGCAAGGAGAATCAAGAAGCTATAGAGTTTTACAATAAACACAACAAAGAACAAGAAGTGGCTCAACAGAGGAGACAGGTTTTTGAGAATAAAACTAACAAATTATTTGGCGAAGATTTCAAAGGTTTTGAATTTAACGTTGGAGAAAAAAGTTTTAATTATCAAATACAAGATGCTAAATCAATCTCTGAAGAACAAGCAAACCTAAGTACTTTTATTAAGAAGTTCTTAAATAAAGACGGAGAGATTGCGGATGCTAACGCTTATCACAAGGCAATTTATGCTGCTCGAAACGCTGATACTATTGCTAAACATTTTTATGAGCAAGGTAAAGCCGACGCTGTAAAAGATGTTGTAGCTAAATCTAAAAATATAAGTACAGACCCTAGGCCTCAAGCTGGTGGAGATGTATTTATAGGAGGTTTAAGAGTTAAAGCTGTTAATGGGGTAGACAGTTCTAAGTTGAAATTTAAAGGAAAAAAAAAGAACAATTAATAAAAAAATAAAAAAATGAGTTTTAATACAGGGGGAAGTTTTCCCGCAAGTTTAGTTCCTTCTCAGACTAGACAAGCTCTTCACAGTAACTATCTAACTTTTGATGGTGCTGATGGTGGAAATTTTGCACAGCAATATTTACCAGAGCTTTATGAAGCTGAGATCGAAAGATATGGAAACAGAACAATTTCTGGTTTCTTAAGAATGGTTGGCGCTGAAATGCCAATGACATCGGATCAAGTAATATGGTCTGAACAAAATAGATTACACATCGCTTACAAGAAATGTCAAATTACTGGTGTTTCTGGACAAGATGATGCTGATGTTCAGTTAAGACTTAACTTAGCTATTGCTCAACCTAATACTGCAGCTGCTTCACGTAGAGGTGCTATTAGAGTTGGTAATACTATTTTAATGTCTGACGTTGCTACAGGTCTTATTGTACAAAAAGGTTTAGTACAAGCTGTAGGTTCACAAGCTAATGGAAATCTAGATAATATTGAAGTTAAGTTTTACGGTACTGCAACTAA